ATGGCAACTTCAAGGATCTGCTACTCTCAAGTCTTGTTGACCTACCCTCAATGCTCAAAGAGCAAAGAGGAGCTACTGGAGTACATCCAGAGCATAGAGAACATACAATGTGCGATAGTGGCAAAAGAGAACCACAATGAGACAGAAGGAGAACATCTTCATGCATGGATCAAATTCAGGCATCAAATGAAGATAGCTGGCTCAAAATGGGGACATCTCTTCGACTGGGAAGGAATTCACGGAAACTATCAGAGAGTGATGGTTACACAAAGATCTGTTGCTGACACCGTCAAGTATGTAATGAAGGATGGTGATACTCTGGTATGGAACTGTGATCCTGAAGAAATAATGAAGGCAAGTAAGAGTAAGGGCCGCAAATACGATAACAAAGTATTGCTGGAGACACCAAATGAAGTACTAGTTGAAAAAGGGATCATACCCCTGAGTCAATTAATGACAATTAAAAAGGCAAAAGAAATATACGCTCTGTTGAAACAACCAAAGGATAAATTAAATGTAAGAGGAATATGGTTACATGGGAAAGCAGGCTGTGGCAAGTCAACACTAGCAAGAAAGATGGCTAAAGAACTATTTGAAGGATATTACGAGAAACCTCAGAACAAATGGTTCGATGGCTATGCAGGAGAGAAATGTATCATCTTAGATGATCTGGATACTACACAACTGTTCCATCATATAAAGATATGGGCAGACAGATATGCATGCAAGGGAGAAATCAAAGGAAGCACAGTCTGGTTGAAACATGATATGCTCATAATAACCTCTAACTGGTCAATAGACGAGATCTGTGACCAAGCGGTTGATGGGCATAAATATAGGGATGCTCTTAAGCGTCGCTTCACAGAAATAACAGTACAACCAGGTGAGAAATACATTAGTCTTCCAGATGGTTTCACATATGACAATCCAGATGTAGATGATGATTACTATCTCAAACTTGCTACAGAACCTCCGACCAAGAAAGATCCCTCACAAGACCTTTCCAACACCCTACTCGGTTCCGGCTATTAAGTAAAGTCTTTAGCTTCATGCCCTTGTCTACTTCATTCCCGTTTTCTCCTTCACTGTCTAGATCACTGCGTTTAGATAGCCTTCCTGCGCCTTCGTTCCGAGTCTTAGGGTCTCTCTACTATCCAGCTTGTTTCAATGTCCATTCACGTTACGACTGGCGGTTCCAGCAGCGAAATACGTACTTAGCCTCCTCCTCACATATACTGCACCTACATATGGACAACGGCTCCTTAACTCTTTCGGTACATTGCCCTGCGAGTTATTCCGTTATCCACATCGGCACCCTTTATTCCAGTATTACGCCTTCGCAGACACCTCATATTCCCATCTTATTTAAGAGTCGATAAACTTGCTCGTAGACACTCACAATTATTCAGCGGCTGCATACTTCGCCTCCCTGAATAACTAAAGGTAGCTTCGCTCTCGGCCTCTTTTTTTTTCGGAGATGGGAAAATTCAGTTATCTTTCAATTTCATCTTTAGACCCCTTTATCCAGTATGTCGCCTTCGCATTGGGGACTAGAGGGATCACACTAAATAAACAAGAAGAGAAATGGTTGTTTACTCGGAACGTTTACGCTTAGATGTAACATAACCCGCATCATCGACGTAAATACTAGAACTATCAGTATCGTCAGACTCATCATGAGATAAGACAGGAACGTCACGAAATTTAAAACCTTGATCGTAGTAATAATCACAACGAAGAAGGAAGTCTCCAAGAGCACAGTCTCTAGGATCAACGATGACAAGAGTACCCGGAGAAGCAGTATCCTTAGGGTCATACGCAACCATAGTCAGATGAGCTTTAATACCACGAGGATATGCCTTACGGGGTAACAACATACCGATGGGAATGCGCCAGAGAGAACGTGACAATTCTCGGTTCTCATCAGCAAACTTATATAAGTGTTCCAATAAATCGCAAGCACGGAAGCAGCGGGTAATCTTCATACTGACGAAAACATCGAGCGGCAAGTCAGATTCGCTCGAACATTGCGGGCGCAGGAAATAAATAGCGAACCAAAATAACTAACCGGGATCGAAAACGTAAGTACATCCAGTCAAGATAAGTCAGGACAACTGAACAAGGGCATAAATGCCTTCACCGAATATACTACATATACAGAAAAGGTCTTAACACTCACACGGATTGTCTAAAGATGAAGCGACAACGCCCCGCGTTTCCAGAGCATCTCCAAAACGACACCTTATTTCTTCGAAATAAATGATAAACAGATCCAAAAAAATAAATGACATGGCCCCTTAGAAGTGTCCATGTCCGTCCTGATTTCCATATAATATTAAAGGAAATCTTCGGACGG